TTTAGCTTATCAAGATAAGGATAGATTCCCATCAGGTCCATGGTGTGCTGAAGGCGACTTCATTATTACACGTGCTTACTCAGGAACTAGAATTAAAATTCACGGAAAAGAATTTAGAATATTAAACGACGACATGGTTGAAGCGGTGGTCTCTGACCCTCGTGGCTATGAACGCGCATAAGGAGAAATAAAATGGCTGAAATTATAAATGAAATACCCGACGAAGTTGAAATGGAAGGTGAAGAACTGGAGGTAGATTTAGATGCTGCCAAGAAAGGTAGTGATGGTAAAAAGTCTACAGCAGATGTTGAAAGAGTAGAAGCACCTAAGAAGGCTGAACCTGAGTTAGAGATTGAGGAAGAAGACGATACTCCTCCTGAAGATAGAGGCAAAGAACCACTACCTGATGAAATTAAAAAAGAGGTAGAAGAAGATACACTCGAAGGTTACTCTGAACGTGTTAAACAACGTATGGCGCAATTGAAGAAAATGCATCATGACGAAAGACGTGAGAAAGAAAGAGCTGAAAGAGAAAGACAAGAAGCCGTTGCTTATGCTCAAAAAGTAGCAGACCAGAATAAAAAATTACAGACTACATTAAGTACAGGAGAGCAAGACTATATTAAAACTGTAGTTGCAGCTTCTGAATCCGAACTTAAGAATGCTAAACGTGATTATAAAGAGGCATATGAATCTGGAGATACAGAAAAAATAGTTGAAGCACAGACTGCTATGAATTCTGCTCAGATGAAACTAGCACAAGCTAGTGGTATGAAACCTCAATATAACGCTGGACAAGAGCAAGAAATTAATATACAGTCTAATCAACAACATGTAAAACCAGAAGTTGCTAAACCAGATGCTAGAGCACTAGCATGGCAACAAAAAAACACTTGGTTTGGTAAAGATGAAGAAATGACTTCATTAGCTTATGGTGTACATGAAAAATTAGTCAGGAGTGGGTTAAGTCCTACAAGTGACGAATACTATCGTCGTATAGATGAAACGATGCAAAAACGGTTCCCTGAAAACTTTGGGGAAGAATCGTTGGAACCGGATGATAAACCCGCCCAACGCAAAAAACCATCTAATGTGGTTGCACCGGCAACGCGAAGTACCGCGCCAAAGAAAGTACGATTAAGTAAGACTCAAGTAGCATTTGCGAAAAAGTTAAATCTTACACCGGAACAATACGCAAGAGAGATGATTAAATTGGAGAACGCAAATGGATAAGGTAAAAAGAACAGCAAGAGATGTAGAAACAAGAGAAGAAACACCACAAACATGGTTACCCGCTAAACTCTTACCAGATTTTAAGAAAACAGCTGGGTGGACATATAGATGGATTAGGGTTTCTCTGTTAAATGAACCTGATAACATGAATGTATCTTCAAAAATGCGTGAAGGCTGGGAACCGGTAAAGCATGCGGATCACCCAGAAATCGTTTTAAAAGCAGACCCCAACAGCCAATTTAAAGAAGGCGTTGAAGTTGGTGGTCTATTATTATGTAAAGCTCCTCAAGAGTTGATGGACCAAAGAAAAGCCTATATAGCTGAAAAGACAAGGCAACAAACGGAAGCTGTAGATTCACAATATATGAATCAAAGTGACCCACGTATGCCTAAGTTTGCTGAAGGACAAGAAAATGGTCGTCGATTTGGAAAGGGGAAATAAAACTTAGGAGAAACAATCATGGCTAAAACAGCTACACCTTACGGTCTTAAAGCCGTAAACCATGTAGGTGGTACACCCTATGCAGGGTCTACTCGCCTATTGCCGATTGCTTCTGGATATGCGTCGAATCTATTTAATGGACAAGTTGTTCAAATAGAAACAGACGGAACTATTGGATTAGTTACCACTTTTGGTGTTGGCGTTATTGGCGTTTTTGTAGGTTGTACTTACACAGACCCTAATACACAACAACTAACATTCAATAATATGTGGCCTACAGGCCTAGTCGCTGCAGATGCGAAAGCATACGTTATCGACGATCCAGATGTAGTATATATGGCACAAGCGGACGGCCCAGTAACTCAGGCTGACTTAGGTCAGAACACTGAATTTGCTGCGGCTCAATCAACATCAACAGGCGTTTTAATTAATGGTAACTCAACTTCAGCAGTATCGTCTACTACAGCTGCGACAGCAACATTACCGTTCAGAATCGTTGACTTTGTTGAAAGTCCTACATCAACCGTGGGTGATGAATTTACTGACGTATTGATTAAGTTCAATGCAGAGATTCACTCATATGACAACCCTCTGGGTGTATAAATTAAGGAGATAAGAAATGGCTATTTCAAGAGCACAGCTCCTTAAGGAGCTACTTCCAGGTCTTAACGCATTATTCGGTTTAGAATATGACCGTTATGGCGAAGAGCATAAAGAGATTTACGAAACTGAATCTTCTGACCGTTCTTTTGAGGAAGAAACAAAACTGTCTGGCTTTGCTAACGCACCAGTCAAAAACGAAGGCGCAGCTATTGCATATGATAATGCACAAGAAGCGTTTACATCACGTTACAACCACGTAACAATTGCTTTAGGTTTCAGTCTAACTGAAGAAGCGGTTGAAGATAATCTATATGATTCATTATCAGCTCGTTATACTAAAGCGCTTGCACGTTCAATGGCTAACACAAAACAAGTTAGAGCAGCTAATGTTGTTAATAACGGTTTTAATGCAGCCTATACAGGTGGTGACGGTGTACCTCTATTCAGTGATGCACACCCGTTAGTTTCAGGTGGCACTAATAGTAATACACAAGATACACCAGCTGACCTCAGTGAAGCATCATTAGAAAACGCAGTGATTCAAATTGCAGCATGGACTGATGAAAGAGGTTTATTAATTGCAGCTAAACCACGTAAGTTGGTAATTCCACCAGCATTACAATTTGTGGCTACTCGTATATTAGAAACTCAACTTCGTGTTGGTACTGCTGATAACGATATTAATGCAATGTATACAAACAGCTCTATACCAGAAGGTTATACAGTAAACCATTATCTAACAGATACTGATGCTTACTACTTAACCACTGATGTACCTAACGGTATGAAGCACTTTGAAAGAACTGCTTTAACAACTTCAATGGATGGTGATTTCGATACAGGCAACGTAAGATATAAAGCCCGTGAAAGATATTCATTCGGTTGGAGTGATCCACTAGGTATGTGGGGTTCACCAGGTGAATAAGTAGTTTTCATAGTTCTACTTAAGCACCACCCTGAAAAGCCCGGCTCCTCTCTGCTGGGCTTTTCTCTATTTAACACTCATGAAAATCCTTATTGCGAGCATTTACCATTCAGATACAATTCAGTTGTAACTAACTAAGGAGAACTACTATGTGGACTAAACCCGCTGCTACAGAAATGCGTTTCGGTTTTGAAGTAACAATGTATGTAATGAACAAGTAATACATGTATTACAACGTTTAAATTTAAGGGGCTTAGGCCCCTTTTTTTGTAGTATAATCATGGGACATATAATTAAAATTTACATGGAACACTAAGATGGCATCTAATAAAATTCACCTAGGTAACACAAAAATAGTATCTGACTCAGAAGCCCCTGAAGGTACTGTAATAGCAACACCCACTAAATCAGGAACTATAGCACTTCTTTCAGATGTTGGAGAGGGCGCGTCACCTGTAGATACTTATACTAAAACTGAAATAGATGCACAACAGGCAAAACAAAACCACGACATAGCTGATAACCATGCATCGACTCAGACCAACTCAAATAGAATTACTAAAAATGAAGAGGATATAGCTGCATTAGAAGCTAGACCTATCGGTGGCGAAACTGTTGATGCTTACACTAAAGATGAAGTAGATGCCCAACAAAATTTACAAGACATAGAGATTGCAAAGAATGCAGAAGCTATTTCAAATATACCAGCACCTATAAGTACATATAGTAAAGACCAAATAGATGCTCAACAAAAAGCACAAGATGATGTAACTGCTACAAAAGCAAATAAAATTGATGTTTATACTAAAGCTGAAGTAGATGCACAACAAGCAGAACAAGATGCAGAAATTGTTAAAAAAGCAGATGCAAAAGATGCCTTTCCTGAAGCACCAGAAGATGGTGAGACATATGCCCGTAACAATAAAACATGGGTGTCTATTAGTGAAACTTCAGGTATACCTGATGCACCTGTTGACGGCAAAATGTATGGTAGAAAAGATGGAGAGTGGGATGCTGTAGCTGATGCAGGAGATATCTATACTAAAGCTCAAATAGACTCACAACAGTCTGCCCAAGATACAAAGATAGATAAGAACAAAACAGACATCGCAAAAAACACAGCAGACATTGCAGCAATACCTGCGCCTGTAGATGCCTATACTAAAGCCGAAGTAGATGCTTCACAATTAGCACAGGATACAGAGATAGCTAAAAAAGCAGACAAAGAAACTACATACACTAAAGCTCAAATAGACTCACAACAGTCTGCTCAAGATGTAAAGATAGATAAGAACATAGATGATATACAAACTAATGCAGATGCTATTGCAGCAATACCTGCACCTATAGATTCTTATACTAAAGCTGAAGTAGACGCATCTCAAAATGAACAAGATACAGAGATACTTAAGAAAGCGGATAAGGCAGATGTCTATACTAAAACTGAGATGGACACACAGCAGTCTGCTCAAGATACAAAGATAGATAAGAACGTATCAGATGTTGCAAAAAACACAGCGGACATTACTAAATATACAGCAGATGTTGCAAAAAACACAGCAGACATCACAAAAAACACAGCAGATATTGCAAAAAATACAGCAGACATAGAAGCAATGCCACCATATGTTGATGCTTATACTAAGACTGAAACCAATACTCTATTAGATGGTAAAGCAGACAAAGGAGATACAGCAGAAGCTCTTACATATAAAGGCAGTATTAATGCTACAAATACAGGGGCTCCAGTAGACGCTAACATTGGAGATCTGTATATCAATGATTTCAATCCCGCTGAACCAAATAAAGTTTACCCTGTAGCTGAGTATGGTGATTGGGGTATGGTAACTGAGGTTAAGTATAACGATAAGCTAATTAAAGTAGCAGGAGGATGGGATAGGATTGAAGCACCGCAAATTCCAGATGGTATAGAACCTATTGATGCTTATACTAAAGATGAAGTAGATGCATCTCAAAAAGTACAAGACGATGCTATAGCAAAATTACAAAATCAGAATGCACCGTGGGAACCACATGATTATTTATATGTTAACAACTGTGTTCCAGCCCCTGCACCTGAAGAGACTGGTACATATTGGGATACATTTGTTGCTCCTCAACCAGGAGAAATCTTTTTCGTAGCAAGATTTGGTCACCCTTTGGAGGACGATAATTATTCATCAATAGAAACAATTTTTATTTCTAAATACGACAAGAAAGGAAACGAATTACCATTTAAACACGAAAAAATCTATAATGAAGAAACAGGTGAATTAGAATTTATATCCTATGATGTTTATGGAAAAGAACTTAAATTAAATAGTCCTAATGGTTCTGCTACATATTTTATGGAAGGAATTGTAGATTCAGATACTGCTCCAGAACATGTTGGCTATGAAGGAGAACCATTTTATGTAATACAACTTGATACCTACGAATCTGAAGTGCAAGGTACAATAACTGAGGGAGAAATTGCACAAGTAACTTCACCAGAAGATAAGGGAGTCTCAGTTGACTGGAAATTAAAAGAGTATGCATCTGAAGAAAAGTCTGGATATCCATATCCTCCTGTAAAAATTTCTTCTGCTACCATTAACAACGACACTATAACCATTAATAAATTGTCAATAGGTGCTTCTTTGTATCATGACGAGGTTTCAAATATAATGATTGGAAGTGAGCCAAGCTCTAAAGCGCCTTGGTGGGCTGATGACTATTTACCAGGATTACATTGGAATGCACAGGATTCAGGTTTCGGAGAATCATCAGGAAACATTGCAATAGGTAGGGGAGCTCTTGGGGCTTGCCAAACCATTTCAGAAAATACAGCAATAGGTTTTGATAGTTTAACAGATCTTAGGAACGGTTGGAGTAACACTGCTATAGGTTATGGAGCTGGACAAGGTCTTCAATCTGGTCAGAACAATACTTTCATAGGTTATTGGGCTGGACCAAAAGGACCAGATGCAGAAAACGCTAATAATCAAGTTGTTCTAGGCCATTATGCGGCAGAAGAATTATGGGTAGGTAATAATAAAGTATTCCCATTCCCAGATGATTTAGGTGGCGTATGGGAAGAAGTTGGGTCTGGATTTGGAAGAGCTGCTGTAACGCAAGTGTATGGTCTTGGGATTGGAACAGATTACCCATATAAACCTTCAGGTAGAACATTACAAGTAGAAGCTGATGGACCAACAAGACTTATTTTAAATAACACGAAAGCTAACATGATGGTTATAAAGGCAGATGACCCTGCGGCTGATTCGTCAAATCAAGGTGGTGGGATAGTAATTTCTGATTATACTGGTACGAATGAAGCTGGTGCTGAACCAATTGCACGATTCAATAGTAATGGAGTATTTGTAGAAAAAGACTTATCAGCCAATAGAATACTTGTTGGTTCAGGGAATGGTAATTGGACAAATACTCGTATCGGCAGTAACACCTTTAAAGACATGGATGATTCAGCAGTTCATAACACAGCAGTAGGAAGACAAGCATTACTTAGTGTTACTAATGGTATTGATAACGTCGCTGTAGGTAGTGGAGCTTTACAATGGACTAGAGAGGGTAGTAAGAACGTAGGAATAGGTCATGAAGCTGGTTTAAATATAACTACAGGAATTAACAACACTTGTATAGGATATGCAGCTCAACCTTCTGACCCTAAAGTATCTAACGAAGTTACTATTGGTAATGATGATGTAACAACTACTAGACTAAAAGGGACAGTGACTGCTAACGGAACACCTTTAACAACAACTGTTGATGTAGATACTGCTATTGACAAGAAGTTAGCTATCAAAGATAAACTCATTGAGAAATTATCAGCAAGACTGGATAAACTAGAAAAGAGGATGAAAAAATGAAATTAAAAGACATCATAAAAAAGTTTTCTGAAGAGCCAGAAAAGATTAAGAAGAAGCCAAAAGCTAAAGCTAAGGCTAAAGCTAAACCAAAAGCTGAACCTAAAGTTGACTATATAGATGAGGAAGTCCCAGGATTAATCCAAATCAATAAATATACAAGGCCCTTTGAAATTACAGGTACGGGTATTCTATTCCCTGATGGATCAGTTCAATCAACAGCACAAGGCGGAACTGTAGAGATTGACCCAGACGTAATAAAACAAGTAGAACAGAACACCTCGGACATTGCAAAAAACGCAGCGGATATAGCAGCTATAGAGATTCCTGAGATTCCAGAAATACCTGAGATTCCAGACCCAATAGATGCCTATACCAAAGCTGAGGTAGATGCTTTACAAGAAGCTCAAGATGAAATTATTGATTTAAAAGCACCTCAAGAAACTACATATACTAAAGCTCAAATAGACTCCTCACAGGGAGCTCAAGACGCCCAGATTGCTTCTAAAGCACCTCAAGCTACTACTTATACCAAAGCTGAAGTAGACTCCTCGCAGGGAGCTCAAGATGTTAAGATTGCTAAAAATTTGGCAGACATTTCAACTAATAAATCTAATATAACAGCCAATGCAACTACTATTGGTGCAGTATCAACAAGAGTAACTGCTGCTGAAAACGATATCATTGAGTTAGAAGAAGAGATTGAAGCTCTTGCACCCTCGTTTGACCGAGGTCACTGGGAACACGACCCAGTAGAAGGTATGGCAGCTAGAGCTCCGATTGAAGGTGCATACTATCTAGCAGGTAATGCTACTCAAATTGTACAGAAGTTTGAAGAAACTCATCAAATCTACTTTCACAATGTAGACTCTGAAGAGCCACCACAGACTCATACGTTTGACGATATAACTGAAGGTATGTACATAGAGATGTTTGAAGGATTAGACAGCTCATTCTTACTAGGTGTAGTTGAAACTGTAACTAAAGGTTCTTCTCATACAGTGATAGATGTTACTGTAGTGAAAGCCGAAGGTGGTCCAGGAGAAGAAGACGACACTGTTATATCAGGAGCGAGTGTAAGAGATGGTGTACGAGTTAAGTTCTTTAATCTTGCTGAAGGTGAGCTAGACCTTGATGGTTATATGCAAACATCTGGTGGTACATTTACAGGTGAAGTCAAACACAAAAAAGACATTATTATTGAACCTACACTGCCAAGCAGATTTGTTACTTTTAAGAATCGCTATGCTACAAACGCAGACGGCAGTGATGCTGGTGCTGGTGGTACAGCTTTTGGTGTTAACTTTGACCTAGACCATGGCAACTCTGGATACAATCAGGTAAAGTTTACTAACAGAAGTGGTGATATATTATCAGTTAATGGTGGCTCTAATCCAGCAGCTAAATACAACGGTAGAATAACAGACGACAAGCATCTTGTTACTAAAGCTTATGTAGATTCTAAAGCAGGTAAAGATTTAGTTGTTCTCCATTCAGGTGGTAATACATTTAAGTTTAACTCTAGTTCAAACGCTCCAAATACTAATTACTTTACTACTGTATCTAGCTTAACATCCTCTAACAAAGAGTGGCATTTTAGAAACTTATGGGATTACACAGGTATTGGTGTTAATTGTAAAGACTATGAAGCTACAGCTGGAAGTATGTTTGAGCTTTGGGATGGAACCAACCTGTTAGTAAAGACATCTATAAGAGACTGGAAGACTTCAACTAGAGGCAACACTTCTATGATGTTTAATTGTGCTGGATATAAGCCAACAGTTTATGCCGCAGAGTATTTAAGTGAGTCTAAGATTTACGGCGTTGTCTTAACTAACATGGTGAAGAAATAGGGTAGATAAAATATGAAATAAGTAGTATGATAATATAACTGGGAACATAACCGACTTATCAAACTGCCCCAGCAGACGCATACACGATTGATAAGTTATAACTTTGTATGGAGAAATCAAAATGGCAACAACTACATTCAGTGGGCCGGTAGTATCTAAAAACGGCTTTTCATCAGCAGGCGGTTCATTCACAATTAATAGCGAAGTGGTAATCATGGCAAACTTGCCTACATCTGACCCTTCTGTCGCAGGACAGTTATGGAATAACGCTGGCGCTTTAGCAGTATCAGCAGGATAATACATTATGTCAATGACATCTTTTATAGGACCTGTCAGATCACATAATGGCTTTATTAGTACTGGTGAGGACAGTGTTGTATCCTTTCCAGGCGGTACGCTTAATCTAACTGTTGAAGGACAATCAGGTAAACAGATTACTATATCTGCAAACGGAGGCACAATCAATCTACCAGCTATTATTAGTTCAGGTGATGACTGTAACTTTGGAATGCAGTATAGCTTTATCGTTTTAGCTGACCTTACTTCACCTATTACATTTAATACTGGAAAAATAGCGGATACGTTCTACGGAACAATTAACTATTGTGATGATGCAGGTGGGCTAGCAGGATTCTATCATACACCTGGCACTGCTAATACAATATCAGGCGATGGAGATTCTACAGGCGGAGAAGCAGGTTCTGTATATGTCTTAACTTGTATTGGTGCAAATGCATGGAGTATCCAAGGGGTAGCAGTATTTCCAACAGATGCGACACCGGCATCACCATTTATAACTAGGGTAGCTAGAAAGAAAGCTAAACCTAAACCACCGACAAAAAAATTAGCTGACCCTAATCCAATGGCAAAAGCTAATAAAGGCAAGAAAAGAAGGTGGGCTTAGATGGACGAAGAGCCCAAACCTGTAAGTAATAAAGAGCGCCTTGAGGAATTGAGACGTTGGTTTGAAGCATTAGGAGATTGTGTGTAATGGCAACACCTAAGAAAAAAGGAATGGGAATCAAAACTTCTGTTAAGTCAGGTAATTTTAGAAAGACTAAAACAGGAGCGGGAATGACAAAGAAAGGTGTTGCAGCCTATCGAAAAGCAAACCCAGGTTCTAAACTTAAAACAGCAGTAACAGGAAAAGTAAAGAAAGGTTCTAAAGATGCAAAGAGACGTAAGTCATTTTGTGCAAGGTCTGCAGGACAAATGAAAGACTTTCCTAAAGCTGCAAAAGACCCAAACTCTAGATTACGTCAAGCACGTAAAAGATGGAAGTGTTAATAGGAGAAAGTAATGGCAGACGGTAAGAAAAAAAGTAGTCCTGAGAAAAATGTATTTGACAAATACATGAAGGACAATCCATTGTTTAAAGGTGCGGATAAGATTCAAAAACACCTAAAAGACAAACTAGAGAAGAAGGGCAAAAAGAAAGTTAAGAAAATGAAAAAAGGTGGCGCTGTTACAAAACATCGTGGCGACGGCTGTGTTATTAAAGGACGAACTAAAGGCCGCATGGTCTAACTCAAGGAGAATTAAAATGGCAACAGATGATAAAAGAATTAAAGACCCGATGAAATCAGGAAAAGATTTTGGGTCTCCGTTTGATATATTTAAAGCAAAACTAAATAAAGAAACTGTTAAAAATTTAAAACAGCCAACAGGCGGATTAACACGTAAAAGAGGTAAGATGGTTCCAGACCCTAAAGTGAAGATAAATAAGTCAACACTTAAAAGTTTATCAGCTAATAAAACTAAAGCTCAAAAGGATACGGCTAAAGCTAAGAGTAAAGCTAAGACCGCTGCTCCTAAAGCAGGTAAACCTACTAATACTAAAATAGGACCTAATATGAGTAAGGTTAATAAAGCCGCTCCTAAAGCAGGTAAACCTACTAAGACTAATATAGGACCAAACATGGGTAAGGTTAATAAACCTGATACACCACGAGTAAAAAAGAAAGCTAGAAAAGATGGGCCGTCAGGACCTAAGATGACTTCTGTGGGTAGACCAAGTACTGGGCCTAAACCTAGAAACAAAGACCCAAAAGTTAACCTGAAGAAACGCGGACCAAGTGGACCAAGCATGACTGGATTTAAGAAAGGCGGTAGGATTGATGGTTGTGCAACTAGAGGTCTCACAAGGGCTAAAAGGTCTAGATAATGCGTGGCTGCCGAGGAATGGGGATTGTAAATCCTAAGAAGCTTCCTAAAGCAATGAAGAAAGGCGGCAAGGTAAAGAAGAGTGATTGTGGATGCAGTCACTCAAAGACCAAGATGAAGAAAGGCGGAAGTGTTAAAGATGATTGTTACCACAGAGTAAAGTCATCATATAAAGTATTTCCAAGTGCTTACGCATCTGGTGCTATTGCTAAATGTAGGAAGAACAAAGGTAAAAAATAATGGCTGTTAGAAAGACGGCAAAAGGTGCATCACTTAAACGTTGGTTTAAGGAAGAGTGGAAAGACGTAAAGACTGGGAAAGCATGTGGTAGAAAGAAGGGCGATGGCCGGAGTACACCATACTGTAGACCGAGTAAACGGGTGTCAAGCAAGACTCCAAAAACATCTGGAGAAATGACAACTGCACAGAAACGCTCTCGAATAGCGCAAAAGAATAAACTTGGACAACCTGCGGGTAAACCAAGAAGAGTTGCTGCTTTAAGAAGAAAGAAAGCAACAAAGAAAAAATAATGGAGGATAGCAGTATGGAAACTTTATGGACAGTATCAGCACCAGCATGGCAATGGATAGTTGGGACAGTAGTAGCATTGTATGTATGGGAAATGTACTTAGAACACGTTTGGTACAAATTTAAACACTGGGTTCTTAACGAACCTCACAAAGCTAAGTAAGGAGGTTATTATGGAAGTAATAGCAATTTTAGCATTAGTAGGTGGAGTAGGTTATGGCATGGAGCATGATTGGCAAGCAGCAAAAGCTTACAAGTCATACAAAGAATGCCGAGCTGAAAATCCTAAATTTCATAACACTATGACATCATGGCAATATGACCCGTGTAATTTAGCGGCATATCATGTTAAACAAGTAATGAAATGAAATACAAAGAAACATTTGTAAGTATTATCGCTTTAGTCACTGCCTTCGTTGGTGGTGACTATCTCGACTCAGTTGAGCCTACGGTACATACGCACGTGATATCAGAAGAATGCACTGTAATTAGAAACATTGAAAAGGAGATGTAATGGCTACATCAAACACAACAACATTTAATTTAGACCTTAACGAAATAGTAGAGGAAGCTTTTGAAAGATGTGGAGCTGAATTAAGAACAGGATATGACTTAAAGACTGCTAGAAGAAGTTTAAATTTAATGACAGCGGAGTGGGCTAACCGTGGAATTAACCTTTGGACAATTGAAGAAGGTAGTATCCCATTATTAAAAGGTGTGCAGTCATATGACTTACCTGCAGATACTATTGACTTACTTGAACAAGTAATCCGCACAGGTACAGGGCAGAACCAAAGTGATTTAAGTATCAGTAGATTATCTACTTCATCATGGGGTTCAATACCCAACAAGAATAGTGAAGGTAGACCTAACCAACTTTGGATAAATAGACAAGAAGCTAATCCTATTATTAATCTATATCCAAGACCTGACCAAGACGATGAGTATACTTTCGTATACTGGAAAATGAAAAGATTAGATGATGCAGGGAAAGGCTTAAACACTCAAGATATTCCATTTAGATTTTTACCGTGCATGGTAGCAGGTTTAGCTTATTACTTAAGTTTAAAAATACCAGGCGCAGGAGATAGAACACAGTTTTTAAAAGCGTCTTATGAAGAGCAGTGGACATTAGCAGCTGACGAAGATAGAGAAAAAGCTGATTTAAGAATAGCACCAAGGGCTTACCATATATAATGAGTAGCAAATTTACAGGTGGAAAACATGCATTAGGTAATTGTGATGTTTGTGGGTTTCAGTTTAAATTAAATAAACTAAGAGACCTATTTATTAGAACTAAAGACTCACATGTAAAGGCTTGCGAGGAGTGTTGGAACAGTGACCATCCTCAAAATATGCAAGGTATGTATCCTGTTAATGACCCTCAAGCAGTACGTAATCCTAGACCGGATACAAACTTAGAGGTGCAACGAGATTATCAGTGGGGTTGGAACCCAGTGGGCTTACATAACCCATTAGAGCTAGAAGGATTAGTTGATAATTTAGAAGGTGAAAGTCAAGTAGGAAATGTTACAATAACGATAACTTAGGAGAATTACAATGGCTGAATATAAACAACCAAAAGAAGTAGCACTACCGAAACCTATAGAATACCCAGCTAGAAGACGGGGTAAGGTTTTTGGAACAATGATGGCTAACATCAATAGAGGACCAAACAAACTATCGGGCTACCCTGATACTGACGTGAAAAGAGATGGTATTGAAACTAGAGGTAACGGTGCAGCAACTAAAGGCACAAAAGCTCGTGGCCCAATGGCATAAGGAATAGTCAATGAACTATACAGAATTAGTAGGAGCAATAGAAAGTTATACAGAGAATAAATATACAAAAGATGATGTAGATAGATTTATTCAAAATGCTGAACAGACAATCTATAACGCTGTGCAGATACCTGACTTACGTAAAAACGTGACGGGGACTATGACAGCAAATAATAAATATTTTAGTCTGCCAAGTGATTGGCTATCTACCTTTAGTATAGCTCTAATTAACGCAGAAAATGAATACGTTTATCTATTAAACAAAGACGTTAACTTTATTAGAGAGGCTTGTCCACAAGTAGGAGTTACTGGAGAGCCAAAATTCTATGCAATATTTGATGAAGACTCAATGATTTTAGGACCAACACCCAATGCTGATTACATCGCTGAGTTACATTATTACTA